GCTCTCCAAAAGGAGGGCCTTGCTAACTCTACGAGTTATAAGGCTACACTCCCCCTAGCAATTATACAATTGCTAGCCACCTACAATTGATTCTAACCTTAGAGGTTAACAGTCTGTAGGGTACTGCACCTGGACGGCGATTATCTCGCCGGGATAGTAATAGTCCAACATAACCATCTGGATATGCTGTTCTACTACTCCCTACCACTGCCGCTCTCACCCGTAAGACCTGATAGTTCGGGTCCCAACGTGTTGGGAGAGGTTGACAGGTGGCATCCAGGGACGATAGTTCGTCAGGCCATCCGACCTTAGCATGGGCACCTAACAACGGTGTCCCACGGTAAGTCGGAAAGGCCTTATAGGCTGCTCGATATATTGCTAACGCAATGTCGGTGCAACCGGACGAAACTAGGCTCCGCGCACATGCCATCATACCGTAGATCGAGAGCTTTCCTTTTGTAAGATTGGCTCTCAGATATGCGATGGAGATGTCATGTAAACTGTGTTGTGTATCAGCCCAATAATCAAAACCACATGTTTCTCGGAATCGAGAATAAGCATATGATTTTGACGAATTGGGAACCAAACCAAATGCTGAGAGAGCCCGTAAGGCGCTATCAAAGTATTGTGTTGGTACAAGTATATCATCCCCATACACCGAGATCGGTGCGGAGGGAATCAACACGCGGATACACACATAATGTACCAGTGCCTCGATAGGAAAGCAAATTGCACTTCCCATTGGGGTGAAGGCTCGTAATGGAGTCACAATATTATTGTGGCTTATTCCCCAAGATCGGATAGCCCATAAAAGGGCCTTCCAATCAGGAGGGAGTAAGTTCCAAACGAGTCTGCGAGAGACCATGTCCGAAGCGTTCGATAAATCAATAGTTGCATAACTGCAACCATGATCTTTCAAAAGTTGAGCATGGTACTCCTGAGAAGAAAACTGGATTTCTCCAGATCTTCCAGATGGTCCATTATGTCTTTCTAAACGTTTCATCAAGTAATCCATTACAGATTGCTGAAGAAACATAGAGCTACACGGTTCAGCAGATATAATCCGCTTACTACGTACATCCTTGGGAACCTCGATTAATCTTGTAACAGCATACCTTGATAAAGTGTATGTCTGCTCAAAGAAATGATTCGGATTCCATGACAATAACTGTCGGATAGGATGATTGTAAATAGCCCTAGAAATAACATGTTCTTTGCGCCACTTCTCGACAGATGTATAGCGTTCAGCTACAGCACCTGGTCCGTGCCTGCCTACAAAATTGTAGATATCAGGAACAGGCCCCAAAAGTTTCTTAACTAGCCTTTTATGGCGATAAGAAACGCAACCCCGATGAGGGGTACCGCTGAGACGGAGTCGAGCAATTGCTTGATCTGCCCCAGAGGGGGGAGAAGTGAAAGAGTTCTTCCAAAGAAGAAGATAGACCTGACGGATCACTCTAATAAGTGAGACTTCAGATGTATTCAGCTCTAAATCTATAGAAAAAGGTAAACGAATAGTAATATTCGAGGCATCCAAGGAAGTATTGTATAATACATCCGTGAATGTCCTCACCTCATCTATAGCGGAAGGACTTCCTTGGGAAAGGCCTGTGTATAACTGGAGTATTCCAGCATGCACATACCGCCTGGTTTTTCGAGACAGCACAAGACGAGATGAT